CCAGCTAAAACTTACCGCGATGAGTGGATGTATATGTACAATATGAGAGGCGACTGTCATATTGAATATATTTACTTATTTAAAGATAATCGTTGGCATGTTTCAACTAGCCAATACATCAATGAGAAAAAATTAAAAAATTCTTATGATGGTGGTATCTGGTATCATTCCAAATTTGAGCCCGTGATCATGAACAAGGAATATATCAAATACAAAGACAAACACGAAAAACATGCTGAAGTTAAGATGATTGGTCAAATTGGAAAACTGTTGAGCGGTGCAGGGTTCGCGGATGATGATGTTGTAATACAAGGTGGAAAGGCAAAGAAAGCAAACTAATGACAAAAAAATATAGAGTTAAAATAAGTTTTGACGAAATGATAATCGAAGCTGAAGATGAAAGAGACGCGCAATCACAGGCGGTTGAGCTAGCTGACTTTGGAAATGCGGACATAAATATTGAAGAGAATTAAAAGGAATTCCTTCTGTTAGGAATGGTCCGGGCGCCTCAGGCGCCCTGGCCTATTTTTTTTTGGGGTGGGCCCTCCCGGAAAGCTCCAAGCTGCAAGCCCGCAAGCTTACAAGCTTGACAGGGTCCAAGCTATAAGATATTATGGGATTATGAAAGGAAACAAAATGAAACTAAAAAAATTAATTAAAAAAATAAATAAAGAAAACACACCGCCAGATGGCTGGAAGCCTGAGGACCGGTTAACAGACAAACAAGTGGCGGAAGCTGTGGGCCTGGAGACGTCGGACTTTTGCGACGATGGCGCGGACCTGGATGAGCTCCGGGAGATGATGGAAGACGGCAACATATGTTAAAAAAAGAAGCAAGACTCATAACCGGGGGCCTGAGCGCCCCCTCTAAAATGCCTGGACCAGCGTATAACCTGCCGGCCACCGCATGCATTACGGGCGCCAAGTTAGTGAAGATCCCGGGCTCAGTGTGTCATGGTTGCTATGCCCTGAAGGGCCGGTATAGATTCCGCAATGTTAAGGAAGCCCTGGCCCGCAGGCTGCAAGCATTGACCCACCCGCAATGGGTTGACGCCATGGTGGTGTTGATCAAGGACCAGGACTGGTTTAGGTGGCATGACTCAGGAGACATCCAGAGCCCCGAGCATCTCAAAAATATTTTTGAAGTGTGCAAGCGTACACCGGAGACCAGGCACTGGATGCCAACAAGAGAAGTAAAATTTTTAAAGTTTATGGACCCGGACGTAATTCCGCCAAATTTAATTATTAGAATTAGCTCACATATGATAGACCAAGGACCGGTGAAGCACTGGCCGTGGACCAGCACTGTGGTGACTGATGGCAAGAGCTGCCCGGCCAAGGAACAAGGCAACGAATGCAAAGATTGTAGACAATGTTGGAATAGATCTGTTAAGAGTATAGCCTACCCCAAACACTAATATGTATGACACACGTGTGGAGACATCCAAAATTTTATGCTGAACTCAGGAAGCAACGGAGGCTACAAGCCCTCAAGCTTACAAGCTCTCAAGCTTCTGGGTCACAAGCTCCCAGCCCTGGGCCAAGGGTCCAAGCCTCAAGCCTTCCCTCACAAGATCCAAGATCCGATGACCAGGGTACAAGCGAACCTTCCCCTTATCAAGGGTACAAGCAACAAGAATAAATGTATTCAAATTATGTTTCACGTGAAAGCTAATTTGGTGGGGTGAAAAGAGTACTTTGTATCCTTTTGATACCTTCAACTCTACAGTAAAAAAGTGACCGTTAGAATTATAACCCAGTAGATCAGGAGTGCCGAATAAAGCCCGGTTTTCCAGTCTAGTCCAACTAATTTTAGTTGTAATTCTTTTAAGCTCATGCCATAATTTCACCTCTGGTTTCATCGAGGTAACCTATTATAGCTTGCCGACGATTTTACCCATTTTAATTTTTGGTTCTGCACAAGTTAGAACTAACCTATGCGTCTCTTGTTCTTTAATACCAATTATTTTATTTTCAAGAAGTTTCGCACCTGTGATGTCAAAAAACTGTCCGTTGGGTAATTCTATCTGAACTCGGGCATCTTGGCAGACTGGAGAATGAAAAAATTTATCTAAAGCGTGTCTGAATGTCTTTCCATTTATCATATTTCGGTGTTGTATTATATCCCATATATTATATATTACAACCATGAGTCAAGAAGTTGTCCAAAAGAAGGCACATCCAATGGATGTTCTAACTGAAATGCAAAGACGGTTTGTAGACTATTTGGTTTACAATCAGGGCCGAACTACATTCACAGATGCCGCACTTCATGCAGGATATTCACCCAAACGTGCAAGAATAGAGGGATCCGAACTAATGGACAACCCAAAAGTAGTCAGATACTACAGACATAAGATTAATGAAGTTAATAGATCTTACACAGTAACCAAAAGTAACTACTTATTAAGACAACAAAAATTATCTAAAAAACTAGAAGAGGAAGGAAAAACCGAGAAATGTCTGGGTTTTGAGAATCTTATAGGTAAAGCAACAGGACAATTCTTTGAGACTCATCTACATGGTAACTTAAGCGACCTATCTAAAGCTGAAAAAATGGAAGAAATAAAAAGATTAAAAGAACTTCAAGCAGAAAGAATTGAAGGAGTATCTTCTAGCAAACTTATCGAGCGCCACTCAGACAAGTAATCTTGTCATCTTAATAATACAACCCACAGGGAAAACATTACGGTCAGAAAATGAAATATCTTTATCTTCATATGACGAAAAAGACCAAACGAAACGCTTCGTTCTTTTATAAATGTATGCATGTGTTATCATTTTGCTGCATTCGAATTTATCAAATTCTTCGGCTGATGCATGAGCCGCATCTCCCGTTATATCAACCCATTCGATCCGATAAAAAAAATACTTCTTCGTCCCGATCTTAACATGTTTATATTTTGATTTCTTCTTCCTAGGCATGTGTCTGTATACTCCAGGATTTATAAAATATAAATTTAATAATGCAAATCATGCGCGCGCGCCCCTTAAATCGTTGGTATTGCTCACTTCTGGAAAAATTGTACCAATTGTACCTAATTGTACCAAGAGGGTTTGGTACAAATTTGAGCAATTAAGTGTTGGTATTACTAGCTTTTTAAAATTGTACCAATTGTACCTAGGTTTAAAAAAAATAAAAAAATAAAATTTTTTTTTCATGAAAAAAGTGTATACAATTGTATGATTGAGCGATTAGTGTCTAATTTACTGTACTTTTTATTCATTTTTTGTACCTTGGCCCTCTTTTTGATTTGGTACATTTTTGTAATATTGGTCTACTTTACGGAGGAAGTTGTGTTGGTGAGTTACAAATTCACGTCCAGATACCTCAAACTTCTGAAAGAGAAAATCTTTACTACACATTAGAATGATTCCAGACTGGATCTTTGTTCTATACACATAGTTGTGGGCCATGCAGTACGCCCCCAGTTGTTCAAAGTAATCAGAAATCCACTCACGTTTCTTTGGTTTGTTGGTTTGTTTAAAGTCTATTATTGCTGGTTGACCATCATAGATTCCTACAATATCAGTAGCTCCAGCATACAACCCTGGATAGTATAATGTCACCTCTTGACCCCATACCTCTCCCAGGTCCCCGAGCCCTGATTCTATAATAACTTTCGCCATATTCTCCGCCTGTTCACCCAGAGGCGTTAGATCCTTGTGACCTGTGCCATTAATGTAACACTCCAGATACTTGTGCATGGCTGTACCACGCATAGCAGCTAGATCTCTGACCTTATCTGCTAGACTATCTCCTAATTTAGCCTTCCATTTAGCTAGAGATTGTCTCTTCTCTTCTGACTGAGTTTGTGATAGGATAGTCGTTACCGATGGTAACTTATCGCTACCTATATCGTAGTGTCTTCGACCCTTGACTAGGCTTCTAATACTTTTAGGGTAATCGAACTTCTTATTCCATTTCATCAGCTACCCTTAAAACGTTCTTCATATCTTCAATCGTCATATCTCCCTTTCTATTATTAAAATCCCATCTACAAAAAATTACATTATCTAATGTGTTTCCTTTCGTAGGATCAATATGGTCAACGGACATATTGCTGGGAGTAGTTTTTCCTCTTTTCCCTCTAATTTTAGTCATAGGTAATCCTGTATAACCACAAATCCAGCCTCCGTATTTTTCTTTATGCTCTTCCCATTTATTTAAAAACTCTTCTTTGGTAAATTCGACAGGTAGTTTTCTACGTCCGCCCTTTTTAACACTGTTCCACTTATCATCTAAATATCCTTTTTCGGTATTGCGTGATTTCGTATACCACTCAAATTTAGTTCTTTTCCCTTGTTCACTCCGACCGTATTTAAGACCGCGTGCTTTTGCTCTTGCTTTAAAGACTGGATCAGTATGATATTTATGTTTATACCATGACACCACTGGGTTATTTCTTTTCGATGTCTTCGTGACTCACAATCTTTGATTGTGAGTGTCTTTTAATTTGATTTAAAAAGACAGAGTCAGCGACGTTGCCTGATACAGATATTCTTGTTGCATCCGAATAGAAGGGTGCAACATAATGTTTTATCCAAGCTGGAAAAATAAACATATCATTTGTTTTTGGTTGAATAGATTGATAAGTAATTGCTTGACGTGTCCCTTCACCATAGATGAATGATAAACTTCCTGGTCCACCAGACTTACCAATATAGTCTTTTTGTTCTTTAGTTATCTCTTCTGGGACATGCAGAAATATGACGAACGAAAGATTGTCTGAATGGTCGTGAGGTGGGTTAAACTCATGTTTTTTCATGTAATTTACCCACATCGCAGTCACCATATATTCTGGTTTTTGTTTGTAATCCTCATTCTTAAATTTCTGAAAAGCTATGTCATAGATACCTAAACACTGGGCAATCTCTGGTAAATAATTTTC